GAAGCTTACCCTGAGTCTTTACTCTTAGAGCAGAAAACTTACGATCATAGTCCTGCTTTGAAATAGAATTCAAGTCTGCAATGTCAATGTTCAATAGATTGGCATCAATACGTTCTGCAATACGTTCTTCTGCCATTTCCATTGTGATATACAAAACATTCAGACCTTGTGATAAACAAGAACCTGCAACGTGACACATGAACAAAGATTTACCAACACCAGTACCGGCAAGTGCAATGTTCAAAGTCTTCTTAGGCAAACCACCTTTTGTGATCTTGTTGAATAGATCAAGGTCAAAAGGAATTTTAGATTCGTGGCGATGATAGAAGTCGTATCGTGACGATGAATCATCAATGTAATCGTGACCAACTGATGCATCAAAAGACACACCAAGAGCATCACTCAATAGCTTTGGAATTGAACCCTTGTCTTCTTTCTTTGTCTTATCATCAAGAATCTTAACAGATTGCATGATTGCATTATACAACGCACGATCTTGACAAAACTTCTCTGTTTGATTGATAAGCCAATCAACATCTGTAGGTTCCTCTTTGTCAGCATTAATCTCACGAATCATTTGAATAGATTCACTGACTTGATCTTCTGAAAGTTTTTTAGACTCTGTAAAATTAATTACAAGGGATTCGTATGTAGGAAGGTGTTTGTAGTGTTGTATGTGATTGTTGATTTCATCAAATACAATTTTCTCTGTTGTGTCGGTGAAGTATTCTGTTTTAATAAAAGGTAAGATTTTTCTTGCGAAATCTTCATTAAATATCAAATTCTTCAGAATTGTAGTTTCTAGTCTTTTCATCTTGTATTTGTGCCGATAAAATTTTTGTCAGAAGATCACCCATTATTGTATGAAACTCTGGGTCATTTGTCAACTCATCTGGATCATGTTGACCAGGAAAATCAATCACATAAGAGAATTGAAGTTTTGCAAAACCTTCATCTTCAACAACTCTTGCTTTGCCATAATGATACAAGACACCGGCGTATTTTCCTTTTAAAAATCCTACGCCAGTGACTTTACCATCATCAGATTCAACAAACTTATAATCTACATTTTCTTCAAGTTGCATCGGCTTCTTCCAAAACTTCATCTTCTCCCATAATGTTGTTATAAGTGATCTCATATTTTTTTCTCACAAACTCTTTGAATTTATTATCAACAATAATATCTTTCCAGAATTCTTCTGTTTGTGTGTCAGCAAAACGTTTCTTCTCCAACACTTCACCAGTTTCTTGATCTACTTTTGCATACCAGCCATTACTTGGTTTTGTTACGAAATTACTTTCAAGTGCAATATCAAGTAAACCAGACCACTTGTTAATGCCACCGTCAAAAGATACAGTAACAGGTATTTTAGATTTTTCACGAACATATCTTGATTTTTCTACGTTGATAATAAAGTTATAACCTACAATTTCAGTACCATCTTTATCTTGCTGACGACCAAGAATCCAAATTGTATCTGCTGAGTAGTATGAACCAGTACCACCACCAACGATATCTTTTGGGAACATACCAATTTCTTTGTATGTATGATTGACCACGATCATTGGAATATCTTTGAGAGTAAGATGTGGTGTAACCATACGGAACAAACTCTTGATTTGTTTTGCACGTGACATATCGGCAACAGACTTACCTTCAATTGAATCTTCAACTTCTTTCTTTGATGCAAGATTACCAATTGAATCAAGAATAATAATGACACGATCATTCTTTTCAATACTCTGAAGTTGATTCATAATATCATGCTTCAACTGCTCAACATCGGTGATTGGTGTGTGTAGTACCCGTTCAGTATCAATATTGAATGTTTCAAAGTATTTTTGTGGTGTGCCAAACTCTGAATCGTAAAACAAAACAACAGCATCTTTATACTTCTTCATGTATGCAGATGCCATCAAAAGTGCAAACGCCGTTTTGAAATGCTTAGATGGACCGGCAAACATCGTCAACCCTGGCGTCAAACCACCGTCTAAACTACCAGACAGTGCAACATTCACAATAGGAACGTCTGTCTGTATCATATCTTTTTCTGTAAAGAACTGTGACTTTGAAAGTATAGAACTTTCTTTGATCGTTGAACTCTTTTTTAGTTTATCAAGTACGCTCATTTATATCTCCAATATTAGCTATTTTTTCTTTCGGTATAATTTCGTGTTTATCGTCTGCAAAAAATGTTTCAAGACTTCTAGTTGAAGTTGTTTCAATCTTCTTTTTCTTTGATGATTTTTTTATTGGCTCAATCACACCGTTCTCTTCTTTCATCTTACGCAGTGTTTGATTTGCTGCTATCAATAATAGCACAGCAAGTGGATCAAACACAACAATAATGATAAAGATTACCAGACGAACTGCTTTATCAATAATGTCTCTATCTTGCGTGTTGTATACTACCTCGGCAACGTACTTGATAGGTCCCAAGTCTGATTCAGCCTTCTTAACTTCCAGGGATAAAGGAAGCTTTTCTTCCGTGAGTCTTTGAATCTCTTTTTGAAGCCCTGCATTCTCAGTAGCGATTCTCTGACGGTCTTTCTGTTGGGCTTTGCGTATCTGATTTGCCCTCTCGGCACCCCTCTCGTCTTTCGTTCTGCCCATGATTTGATCGACAGCTTCATCATACTGACTAAGGTTCTTGTTGTTCCTCTCAATGGTCGCTTGAATGCTCTTGATCTTCTCTTCATATATAATTACCTTTTCAACTAATGGTGCTATGCTGGTTGAATGTTCAATATGTGCCTTTGATAGATAACCAAAAATTCCCATTGATGTAATTGCCATAAGCAACACAACTGCAATTAGAAAATACAACTTCATTGCAGAGAATGTTGTTTTCCAATTGTTGTAAAGCCATGATACAGTTACCAGTTTTGATGCCTCAAGCACAGAACCCATGATGATAATTGGCCAGTAAGAACCTGGAAATATCTGAGCAAGACCTATCACTGAATAGTATGCTGCAATACCAGACAGTGCAAGTGCAGTCAACAGTGGTAATATAACTTGCGTCATGAGAAAAAGTCTTCAAGTGTAGATTGCTTTTCTGTTTTCCAATCAATACAATTCAAAATCAATTTGATTGGTTCAAGAAAAGTTTTTTCAAACTGAGTATCATAATCAATATATTCTTGTAGATCAAACTCTTTTGGCAATCTCGTTGGAAAAGAAATCACCATATCTTTGATTGGGTTTGGAACTTTTAGATAAGTAAACTTTAGTTTCTCACCTTCTTTTACAAACGGATACTTATTTGTAAGATTATACTGTTTCAGATAGTGATTATAGAGTATTGCACCCTTGACATGAATTGGTGTTCCCTTTTTATATATTGTAACGGAATCAGAATATTCAGACAAACCATTGCATCCACGCGGAAAAGATATATCTTCTACAGGTAATGTTTTGAATTCTTCTCTGAAGTCGGCAATAAATTGTTGAACTGTTTCTTCATTTGTATTCACTACCAAATCAATCAATTTATACATCTTGTCACGAACAACAGTTGGTGTTGATGACTTGACCATCTCAAGACCCATGACTTTCAGTTTTGGTTTGGCGTACTGAACACCTTCGTTGTTATATACATTCAGAATGTATCTTTTCTTTGCAGTCCAGATACCTTTGTCTGAAAGACCCTCACGTTTCATCTGCATCTTCTGTTCATACGCATGAACATAGTCTGCAAGTTCTTGATATGACTTATCAATATATGGTTGAATTTTTTGCTCACAAACTTTGTCCATGAATTCAATTGCTTTTGCACCAGATAAATTGCTGACTTTTTTTACAAGAGGACCAAGATTCAGATAAATTGAATCTGTGTCTGATGCAATCACATAATCACTGTTCGTTTTGAGTACATCATTCATATACTGATTGAGTTTGTTTTCAATCCAACGAATAGATAGCTGACCAGTTTGTGTTACAGCAAGAGCAATACGCAAATCATAGAAACGAAAGTATTGTGAACCCATAATACCGTAAGCAGAGTTCAATGAAACTTTCTTTGCAAGTTGTAGATTGTTATATCTTGCAATCAGTTTTTCAATTTCTTTTCTCTTTTTCTTGTCTGTTTCATTCTCATAGTCTTGTTGAGCCTTCAACATCTCTTTCTTGAACTTCTTCCGATCATCATACATCTCAGACATCATCTTAGGAAGAAAACCCTGTTTGTCTGTACGGAAGAATTGTCCGTTCGGAGTAATCGTCACATCTTTTAGCACCGATGTGTCTACTCTTTTATCAAGTAGACTATCAACAGAAGCTTCAGATGAAAGCTTACGCATCTCTGGAGAATAATTTGAGTTATCAATCAATGTTTCTGGGCTGATGTTGTACTGCATGATCAAGTGTGGATACAGACTGTTCAAGTCAAACGATGCAACATAGTCATGCAAACCAACTTGCGGATCTTTGACATACGCACCTTCAAATGCTTCGTTCTTTTTTACAACTCTTCTTGGCGGTACAACGATTTGTTTGTCAAGAAGATAGTTATAGATCAGAGCATCCCACATGCGTGTTTGTGCAAACACATCACCGAAGTTTGATTTGGTATCATAGGCAAGAGTAAGTGCAAGTTCAATCAACTTCAACTTATCTTCAAGTGCAAGAACAAGATGAACGTCTTTGATGTTATAATCAATAAACTTCTGATAGTCCAACTTGTATAATTGATGCAAGTTATCGTATTCATCATACGACAATTTACTTTCATCTAGTTCATTGTTTGCAATTGTTTCAAGTCTGTAGTTCTCAACGTTTTTGCCACCAGGAGCATACCATTGATACAACTCAAGGTAATCAAGTGCAGCAACACCGACGATTTCATATGCAATCTGTTTCTTACCCTTGAAAGTCATCTCACGATCAGAAATGATTTCCCAAGGAGAAAGTTTCTTTACATCATCTTCGCCAAGTATACGTTTGAAGCGATTGATAAGATAAGGAACATCAAAGAACTTGATATTCCAACCAGTAAGAACGTCAGGGCAATTGCTTGTCCAATCAGCAAGAAACTTTTCACAAAGATCAATTTCATCTTCACATAAAATGTAGTCAACATCATCACGATTATTTTCATAAATTCCGCAACCATAAACTGTAGTGCCACCATTTAATTGATGTATGCCAATAGCAGTGATTGGCTCTGTTGCTTTATATGGATCAGGAAAACCATTCTCAGAACCAACCTCAATGTCTATGAAAGCAATAGAGAGATCAGAAATATCCCAATCAATGTTACCTCTAAAATTGTCAGCAATAAAGGCGTATTCATACCTTGTATTGCCAAAGATTTGAAAGTTTGAAACATCTTCATAACGTTTGACAAAATCACGTGCCTCCCTAATAGTATCAAAGGTCATCGGCTCCAATGGCTCATTGAATAATGAATTCCATTTAGATGATTTGTTAGACTTCAAAAACAAAGTCGGAGAGTATTTGACTTTGCTCTTTACTCTCCGACCATTGTTTACGCCACGAAACAATATATGATTGTTGTGGACACAAACATTCGTGTAATATTTTGACATTACAATTTTAGTCCTGCTGGTGCAATTTCAATTTTGCTGAACATGCGACGATAGTTCTCAAGCAAGTCTGCAACAGGTGTGTTTATTGTAAGCATATCAGTTCGTTCAATACGAATGCCCTTATCAAACTCTTCAACAAAAGCAAGATATGGTGCAAAGCCAACGCCACCAGGATCATTAGCAGAACGTGGCGGCACAGAAATTATCTGCACAGGATTTTTGACAAAGTAAACATCGCTGTTGCCTTCGTCCATAATTTCACCAATAATAGTTTGGTGTGTTTTAAAAGTAATACATTTAATCGTCATACACTTACCTCAGTTTTAGTTTCAAGAACATCAAGTGTTACCCATTTCTTAGGGAACAACATTTCGCGGCCACGAAAGTCCTCAATGTTATAGGTTGGGTCATCAACAAGACCAATAAGTTCAACTTTGTTGTCAAACTCTCTCAATGCAAGATCATACTTGTAAGCTTTAGGAAGTTTTGGATTAGCTTCAGCAAGTTGCTTTGCGACTTTAGCGATAAGGCTCATAACGCTCTCCTTTTATTATTGAACTTGAACAACTTCTATATTACACTTCTTTAAAAAATCTATACCACTTGTTTCACGATAACTGTGTCTGTAATAAACCTCCTTTATTCCTGCTTGATATATTATTTTAGCACAATCTAAACACGGTGCGTGAGTAACAAATAAACTAGCACCGTCACTTGAATTTGTTGACCGAGCAATCTTTGCTAGACAGTTTGTTTCTGCATGAAGAACTTCTGGTTTTGATTTCGTTTTTATCCAACCATGTGCAACTTTTGTGTATTGTAGTTTTTCTAAGTCTATAGGTTTCAGATCAGTCTCATCATTTGAAACAAAGAAAATCTCTTCACACTCATTTGTCCAACCACTCGGCATACCGTTATAACCAATACCGATAATTGTGTTATCTTTTACCGCAACGCAGCCAACGTGAAGGCGTGTTGCCGTAGAAAGTTCAGCATATACTTCTGCTGCTTTCATATGCGCTTGTATAAATTTTTCTTTCATTCTAATATTATAAGAGGAACATGCAAAGAAGTCAAGCCATTAGCATGTAAAAAGAAAGGAAAAAATCTTTCACCTAAAAAGCCCGGATATCTCCACGGTAAAGGTTCAGAGGTTGTTTGTTGTGTTGGATATGGATTACTGGTATTTTTCCAAATATATTCCATCAGTTCAAAATATTCACTTATATATTTTTTGAATGCTTGTTTACGCATGATATAACAAGTTTCAAAGTTGATGATATTAGTTTTGAACCAATCAACGTGCTTGCGATAGTCTGGAAATAGTTCTACAATACCAGTTAAGAATAGATTCCAATACTCTTGTTGTTGTGATTGAAGATACTGTTCTTCAATTGAACATGATAATACCGTGTGTTTGTTTGTAATGACATCTACATTTTCAAGATATTGTAACGCTTTTTCTTTTTGTATTTCAGACGATAAGAAATCTGCACTCTCTTGCGTAGGACTCATTGACGCTTTAGTTACATTCGCCATATCAAACTTTTCACTACCATCAATCATAAGGTATCTACGATAGGTTGTGCAGCCAATGAAATCTGTTTGACAATTTTTCCACAACCAATATTCGGATGCTTGTTGTCCCATCGCACGAAGAAAATCATGTTCAGTTACACCATTATAATAATGCTTGTATTCTACAACACCGCCCGGTGTTACATTGATGAATTTGCCGTTGTCTGATGGAGGATGCCATTCATATGGACCAGTACCGCCAGCGTAGCCAGCTTTTATCCATGAAGAAGCGTGATTGAAAGGAAAGTCCCTATGAAAGTGACTCAATACAAAAATATCATTCATGATTTATAATCCAAAAAGTGGGGCTTGCGCCCCACTGTATTACGCTGCTTTCTTGTCTTCTTGTAGAAGTTGAGGATCAAAGAATTTCAGTTCATTACCAATTTCAATACGTTTTGGTTTCTGATGTTCTGGAATAATATTGATAAGACCCACACGCAGAATACCATCTTTGAGTTCTGAACTGTGTACTTCAATAGTGTCAGCAACAGTAATTGTTTTAGTGAAATTACGTGCAGCAATACCTCTATGAAGATATGTCGCTTGTCCCATATCATCTTCTTCTTTGACACCTTTGATTACCAAAGTATTTTTCTCTCTAGTAATTTGAATGTCATCTTTACTGAAGCCTGCAACTGCAAGTTCAACAATGTAGCGATTCTCATCTACTCTGATAATATTGTGATATGGAAATGTATTCACATTTTGCTGTGCTGGTGTAGCAGCAAGTAATCTTTCAATATCATCAAAGAAACGATCAAAGCCTAAAGTTTGATGTAGTAGTGGACTAATACGAGTGATAGTCATAGTTTTCTCCTTATTAAGCAAGTTAAATTACGTGACCCCGAAGGCATCACGACTTACTTGACAACTGTAAATGCTGTACGGTTGACAAGATAAGTTCTGTTAGGATTTGACAATTGAAACACACGAACAAACTCATTGTTTCCTTCGCGGATCACATCGTCATAATCCCTAGTATACACTTCTTCTTTCGTATACTTATTAATTAGTTTTATAGGATTTGCTTTCACTTTGTTCATGATGAAATGTCCTTATTCGGCTCTGCCTTTTTTACCTATATTATATTTAGCAATAAGTTCCCAATCATCTTTTTCTTTGAAAGAAATAATCTTGATCTGATGAATGGGTGCCATATTTTCTCTTAGTATATCATAGTTTACAATCTTTAGTAAACCCCATTCTTCAAGTAAATTGGCAATTGCGTTACGTCTTTGTATATCGTTTTCAGTAATAGTAGATAGTTTACCGTCTAATGCAAACAATTCTTTGAAATGAACTATGTAATACTTGCCCTGCTTGTGCAGAATATGGCAAGACTGATATAATACCTTTTCTTTTCTACTTGATACGCCAATACGTGTTAAAGTTTCACGTACCTTTAAGAAGTCATCTTCGTGTTTTAGAGTGACTTCAACAAACTTAGATAGATCAACCATATCATTTTCCTAATCCACCTTTATAGGTTTCTTCTTTTAGTTGTTGGATTTGTTCTTTGCTAAGTAGGCGCAAGGCTTCTCTTGCTTTGGAGTCGGACAGGCCATAGGCCAGCTTGATACATTCCAAATCATCGTTTTTTTCTGCCTTAGCCCACTTCGCAAACGGTCTTTTCATAGACCTTACGGTATTTAGTAAAAAGTCATTTTGAAGCTTTTTATCTAGATGATGACGGCGATTCATCTCATTTGCATACAGAACACAATCTTTATGCTGAGAAAGGGCACGATTAGTCAGAAAGGGCTGATATTCCTTCTCAGTCAAATCGTCAACAATCAGTTGCTTCTTGGACTGAAGGATAGATTTGACATACTCAAATGGATCGCTCATTTGAATTCCACATTTGCCATTAGTTCAGTCAAGCAAGCAACTAGATTGATCTCTTGGTCAGCAACAAAGGCTTGTTTGTATTGATAGTCAGCAAGAATAATCACTGCTTGTGGAATACTCTGAGGCTTTGAGATGTCATATAAAGCATCATAGAGTTTACGAAAGAATGTCGTGCTATCAATTTCGGTCGTTGCTGCCCATTTACGGACGGATGCAAAGTCTTTTTCTTTCAGATGTTTGACAATCTGTGAAATAGAAATGTCACCAATCTGAGATAGAATGCCTACATCAATCTTGCCGAGTTGAGAGTAGCGTTGTAGTTCATTGATAGCACGACGAAAATCTGGAAAGTGTTTCTTGATAAGTTCAGCAATCACTTTCTCATCGTATTCAACTTTTTCTGTGTTTAGTATGTGTGTGATGCGTTTGAAAAACGCAGATGCCATTTTTGTTTTTTCACCATTCTGCAAACGAAAATCAATCACAGCACACCGACTATGTAGTGGCTCAATGATTCTGCTTTTGAAATTACAAGTGAAAATGAATGAACAGTTTACTGCAAACTCTTCAATGGCATTTCTTAGAATTGCTTGTGCGTTTGGAGTTAGATAGTCAGCTTCATCTAGAATGACAACTTTACGACCACCAGTAAACGACATTGCAGATGCATAGTTCTTGATTTTTACACGAATTGTATCAACACCATTCTCATCAGAACCATTGAGAATCATGTAGTCGCAACCAATCTCGTTGCACATTGCTTTGGCGATTGTTGTCTTGCCCACGCCTGCCCCACCAGTCAGAAGGAGATTTGGTATCTCCTTCTGCTGTACGTACTGTTGAAAAGTTTCTTTCAAACGTTCTGGTAGAATGCAATCCTCTACCGTTTGAGGACGATAACGTTCGGTCCACAGAAGATGTTCCATTTAATTTCCTCACAATAATCATAATAAAAAAAATAATACTACTGAGCAGTGTTAAGTCGAGCCACAACATCAAGAGATGACCCTTCAACAATAATAACTCCTGTTATAGTATCAATAATACTAGAACCATCTTCTTCAAAAACACTTACAACATAACGATTATCAATCGCAACGGACTTTCCATCCGTATCAGTAAACCATACTAGCATTAGGACCCCTCATACTTAGAACCAGTTTCAGTTGCAATCCAGTATTGAAGATTCAATGTTTTATGTTTGAAGTTTGAAATACCTTTTG